TCATTACGGGTCTTTCGGGTAACGGTAAAACGTTCTCGGTGGAACAAGCGTGTGCTCAACTTAAGCGTGAACTGATTCGCGTCAACATCACGATTGAGACTGACGAGGATGATCTGATCGGTGGTTTTCGTCTTGTGAATGGTGAAACTGCCTGGCATAATGGTCCCGTGATTGAGGCACTGGAGCGTGGTGCGATTTTGCTGCTGGATGAGATTGACCTTGCTTCTAACAAGATTCTGTGTCTCCAATCTGTTCTGGAAGGTAAAGGTGTCTTCCTGAAAAAGATTGGTCGCTTTGTGAAACCTGCTGCTGGTTTCAACGTGTTCGCCACTGCCAACACCAAAGGTAAAGGTTCTGATGACGGTCGCTTTATCGGCACCAATGTGCTTAATGAAGCATTCCTTGAGCGTTTCCCTGTAACTCTGGAGCAAGAATATCCTACTGCTAAAATTGAGTGTCGCATTTTGCAAAGTGTTGCAAAATCCGTTGGTGTTGATGACTCTGCTTTCTGTGAGCGACTTGCAGATTGGGCTGATATCATTCGTAAGACATTCTATGATGGTGGTATTGAAGAAATCATCAGCACCCGTCGCCTGGTTCATATCATCCGTGCCTACAGCATCTTTGGCAATAAAGCAAAAGCAATTGATGTTTGCACTGCACGATTTGATGATGAAACTAAGACTGCTTTTATCGAACTCTACGATAAAGTAGATGCTGATTTTCAGATGCCTGAGAAAGTTGACTATCCCCCCAACATTTGATATAATTGTGGGAGGTAAACTATGACCTTCCCCTTTATTATGGATGAGTATCCTTATTCTGAATACCAGTTCACTATGGCATTGAATAGTGATCATAAAATTGTAATTGAAAAAACACCTGTTATGAACGAACCTAAAAATCATCTTTGGAAATACAACGAAGATAAAATTCTCAAGGATGTTGAAGATTATGTGACTAGCACTTATCACGGTCATTACTGTGGAGATGAAGATGGTTACAGCGATATCCAAACTATTGACTTAATGGCAGCGAAGAAACTTGCTGCTGGTTTTTGTCAGGCAAACATCCTTAAGTACGGAAGCCGTTATGGTGATAAGGATGGTCGCAACAAGCGTGACTTGATGAAAGTCATTCATTATGCTATGCTACTGCTTCATTTCGATGGTCATTATTCTCGTAAGGATAATGGACTCACCGAATTTCGTTGATTATGAAACTGAAAGACAAAACTATGAAACTCTCTGATAAAACTGTAAACCTTCTGAAAAACTTTTCGAATATCAATCAGTCTATTCTGATTAAGGAAGGTAAGCAACTTCGTACTATTTCTGTGATGAAAAATATCCTCGCAGAAGCAACAATCGAAGAAGAATTTCCCAAAGACTTTGGTATCTATGATCTTAACCAGTTTCTGAATGGTCTGTCACTTCACCAAAGTGCAGAACTAGATTTTCAGAACGACAACTATGTCATGATCCGTGAAGGCAAGTCTCGTTCAAAGTACTTCTTTGCAGATCCAAATGTAATTGTTGTTCCTCCCGACAAGTCTATCAATCTTCCCAGTGAAGATGTTTGTTTTGTTCTTGATACTAAGGAACTGGATAAACTCCTGAAGGCAGCTGCTGTGTACCAACTCCCAGATCTTTCTGCAATTGGTGAAGCGGGCGTAATCAAACTAGTTGTTCGTGATAAGAAGAATGACACCTCCAATGATTTCTCTGTCGTAGTTGGAGAAACCAATTCGGATTTTGTGTTTAACTTTAAAGTTGAGAATATTAAAATCCTTCCTGGATCGTATGAAGTAGTTGTCTCCTCTAAACTTTTGTCTCGTTTTACTAGTACCAATCACGATCTCTGCTATTATGTAGCTCTCGAACCTGATTCTACTTTTGGATGAACATCTTTGTAACTAGTCCTTTTCCTGCAGAAAGTGCAATTTGTCTTCCCGACAAACACATTGTTAAAATGCCACTTGAGTGCTGTCAGATGCTTTCTATCGTAGCATCCAAGTGGTATCATAACTATGGACAAATTCATAAAACTGATGGCACTCCGTATTCAACTGTAAAAGGCGCGTTTCGCAATCATCCATGTACACAATGGGCAGCACAATCTATTGATAATGCATATTGGCTTATTAAGTGGGGATTGAACTTGTGCGATGAATACACTTTGCGTTATAATAAAATACATGCATGTCAAAATGCGCTTGTAGAGGCATACTATTTGTTTCCCAAAGGTAAACTTACTAAAGTAACACCATTCGCAAGAGCGATGCCTGAAGAGTGGAAATATGATACTAGCATTGATACATTCACTGCTTATAAGATGTATATTGCATCTAAACCTTGGGTTGCAACTAATTATCTCCGTATGCCTGAACGTAAACCTGAATGGATCTAAAATGAGTTCAACTGATAAATTTATACACCCACAGTATCCAAGATTAAGTTGGTTGCGAATCGTTGGTAATGCATTCTTTATTTTTGGATATGCAGTAATTCTTTTTAATAGTGTGCAACTAGGAATTTATTTCCGCTTGTTTGGAAACCTTTTATCATTTCCATATTTTTATAAAGTGAGAATGTGGGACATGATGACTATTCGTAGTTTCTTTGCTATCATAGAACTAGCAAAGCTTATTGAAATTTTCTTTTTTTAATTATGAACGGTGATTTTATTTGGGTTGAAAAGTATCGACCCAAAACAATTGAGGAATGTATTCTTCCAGAAAGTATTAAGAAAACCTTTAGTGACTTTCTAAATAAAGGTGAAATTCCAAATATGCTTCTTGCTGGTCCTCCTGGTATTGGTAAGACCACAGTGGCAAAAGCACTCTGTAATGAATTGGGAGTAGATTTTTATGTCATCAATGGATCCGACGAAGGTAGATTCCTCGATACTGTCAGAAACAATGCGAAGAACTTCGCTTCGACCGTATCGCTTTCGTCAACTGCTAAACACAAAGTCATCATCATTGATGAGGCAGATAACACAACCTCGGATGTTCAACTCCTCTTACGGGCTTCTATTGAGGAATTTAGTAAAAATTGCAGATTCATCTTCACCTGCAACTACAAAAACAAAATCATCGAACCACTTCACTCCCGATGTGCAGTCGTTGAATTTGGAATCAAAGGAAAAGACAAAGCCAAACTTGCTGCAGGTTTTTATAACCGCCTTCAAGAAATCCTTCAAACCGAAGGTGTAGAATTTGATCAGAAAGTTCTGATTGAACTGATCAATAAGCACTTTCCCGACTGGCGTCGCGTATTGAATGAGTGCCAAAGATACGCATCCAATGGTAAAATAGATTCAGCAATTCTTGCATCCTTTTCTGATGTTTCGGTCAATGAACTTATTAAGAATCTTAAAGAGAAAAATTTTCCCGAAGTCCGTAAATGGGTGGTCAATAATTTGGACAACGATTCTTCTGATTTGCTTCGCCGCATTTATGATTCATCTTACGAGTTTCTTGTTCCTAGCTCTATTCCTGCTGCTGTTTTGATTATAGCTAAATACCAATATCAGATTGCATTTGTTGCCGATCAGGAAATTAATCTTCTTGCTTGCTTAACAGAGTTAATGGTGGAGTGTGAATTCAAATGATTGTTACTTTTGAAGAAGTTTGGTATTTTATAGAAACAACTTGTGTTCATGAAAAAGTTTTGGTATTGATTGATCCCAATACTGGAGAAAAGATTGATTCGGAAAATTATATCATTTCAACTCTTTGGGAAAAGAGATATAATATGAATATATTGAAAAAATTTTGGGAAGAAAGTTATACTTTTATTGTCCAAGGTAGTTGTGTAACTCCTGCAATTAGACAACTAATTGAAGAAGTTGAGGTTGATAATAATGTTCAAGCTCATGCTCACATTTACATGGGAAAAAGTGGCAGTAAATCTTTTTCAATTCATGCAGATGATCCAGATAACTTAATTGTTCAGTGTATTGGCAAATCAAAAGTTACCATTTATAATGAATATTCTGATGTTGCTGCAATATTTCCTGATGCAAATGTAACTGTTAAGGAACAGTATATTCTTGAACCAGGAAATTCTATTTTTATTCCTTCATTACAGTTTCATTATTTTGAACCGCTGACTGATCGATTAAGTATTAGTATCCCAATGATTAAAAATGATTATTAGTGAAAGTGATGCAGTTTGGGCTGCGAATGAGTTTATTGAATATTTTTCTCATATGTCTAACATTGAGGACTATTTAAGATTTGTAAAAAAAGAAGTAATTGCATCTACAAGTTCTCTTGTTTCTTTGCACGATGAATTCTTCAATGAAGATGTTCATCCAGAAGATATGGATTTTGATATTAAGTTTGTTGGCACTAGATTCCAAAATGCTGTTCCTCAAGAACATTATGTCAATCTTCTCAGAGCAGTTTCTTCACATAATAATGAATCAAATATTCCTGGACGTGAACTGCGCTGGATGGTATTTGAAAAAAATACCAAAAAAGTTCTTGGGTTTATTCGTTTTGGTTCACCTACAATTAATTCGAAACCAAGAAACGAATGGTTGGGGAAATCTCCAGATCTTACTATTTTTAATAGACATGCAGCCATGGGATTTGTAATTGTCCCATCACAACCTTTTGGATACAACTATCTTGGTGGTAAACTTCTTGCTCTTCTTTGCTGCTCTCATCTTGCAAGAGAATCTTTGAATGAAGTATTTGAGAAAGATATTGCTTTATTCGAGACTACATCACTTTACGGATCTACAACTGATGCATCTCAGTATGATGGTCTAAAACCTTTTATGCGGTATAAGGGATTAACTGAAAGTAAATTTCTTCCACTTCTTCATGATGAGGTGTTTCATAAGTTGCATGATAGATTTACCCTACTGAACAATAATACTCCATTAACTGATAATAAAGCCTCATCCAAAAAGATGAAGCGCCAAACAAAGATGATTTCTATTATTCGCAATTCACTTCAGGATAAACAAAAACTTGAAGAATTTAATTCTGTAATTGGCGCTGCATTTGCGTTAACTCAAAAGAAAAGATTTTACATATCCGACTATGGATATTCGAATGTTAGAGAAGTAATTCTTGGTGAGCAGAAAGAACTTCTTCGTGGTCCGAATTGGGACAAGTTTTATGTGGAAAATATTATCTCATGGTGGAAAAAGAAAGCAGCAAAACGATATGAAAAATTGAAAGAAGAAAATAGATTCAGAACTAAGGTCGAACTCTGGACAGATGATGATGAAATTCAAATTATCCGATGAAATGTGAAGTCCAACTCTATGTTGCTGGTACGGTTTTTTACGAAACCGTCATTGCTAAAGATTATAAAGAAGCGAAAGAAGTCGCTCTTGCTCGCAATCCTAATGCAAAAGTAATTGCTGTCACTGCAAAATTTAAATAATGGAACTGAAAGACTGGTTGAATTCAATCAATTTTACAAAAGAAGATTTATCAGAGGATATTAAATCTTATCCCCCATATATTATTAATCGATGTTTATCGGGACATATTGATTGTGTCATGTTTGCAAATGAAATGAACTTGAACCACCATCTTGATAAAAATCTACAATATTCCTTTTATCTAAATAGTCTAAGGAAAAAGAAGAGATTTTCTCCCTGGATCCGTAAAGAAAATATCAAAGATTTGGAATGCGTTAAGCAATACTATGGATATAGTAATGAAAAAGCATCCCAAGCTTTGAAAATTTTATCCAAACAACAAATCGACTTCATAAAAAAACGACTTGAAACTGGTGGAAACAATGGTAAACCAAACAACTGAACCTCAGGTAAATTGGGCTCCTCATATGATGGTAGAAGTCCTTTTAAATGAACCT